GTCCTTCTTGTCGAATTTCGCGCGCGAGCATCACCAAAAACAGGAACCTTTCAGCCCTCGAGCCCATGCGCCGCTTTTGACGCTCCGCTGATGCGGCGGTATCTTTAGAGCATGACGACACTCGACCCATCCGACCGGCGTGCCTTTCTCCTCGCGAGAATGGAGGAGCTTCACAAAATCCAGAACGCGGCGCTGACTGCTGAGAGCTTTGGCCCGGCGGCTCAGGCGAACAAGCAGATCATTCAGCTTCTGGACAAGGTGAACCAGCTTGACGCAGAGCAGGCGGCTGTCGATTCCATCCCTGCGGATCCTGACGATAGAGATGCTCAGCTTCTTCGCGAGCTGCGCCGCGCTCGGGCTGGTGCTCGAGCTTGCTCGTCCTGGGTCGCTGTGTCGAACCTCTCGACGAAAGAAGCAGAGCTAAACGCTGCGCAGAGAGCTCGCCGGAAAGCTCAGGAAGCACGCGACATGAGCGACGCGTCTGAGGAGCAGAAGATCAGCGCGCTCACCTCCATCATCGACGGCCTTCCAGCCGGGCTGAAAGAGAAGGTGATCAGCGCTCTGGTAAAAGCATGACGGTCGGGTTCGGCTCGCTGCTCGAGGCGGCGGGCTCGCTGAAGACTCACGCCGAGCAGCACCCGCTTGACTACCAGGTCTGGACTCACCCGCAGGACAGATTTCTCCACAACAGATCTAAGCGCAGGCTGCTGAGGACGGGGAACCGTGTGGGGAAGTCTTACGCCTCTATCGCTGATGTCGCGATGCGAGCGCTGGGCGGCCACCCGTTTCGGCCTGACTGGAGATGGAGGGGGCGCACTGATCAGCTTATCCTCTGCTACTCGTGGTCTCAGTCTGTTCCGCTTCAGGCGTATCTGAGGCAATTCCTGCCGCCGCACCGGATCAAGTTTCAACCGGGCTGGCGCGATGACAAGGGTTGGGGGAAGGACGCGCCTACAATTATTCTCGACGACGGCAGCACGATCTGCTTCCGCACCGCGAATCAGGGACCGCTCGCTTTGTCGGGCTCGGAATACGATCATGTGCTCATCGACGAGCCCTGCGGTTCGACCCACTACCGAGAGCTAAATAAGCGCGTCATGTCTCGAGGTGGAGAGATCACCTTGAGCCTCACTCCAGTCAACGCGCCCGAGCCGCTCGACTGGCTACGCGAGCTCTGTGAGAAAGGAACGATCGAGGACATCCACATCATGATGACGCAGGATGCGTTCACATTGACGGATGGCCGCGTTCGCACCTTGATCGATGGCACCGTGTGTGATGATTTGTGGATAGCCGAGCAGCGCGCAGACACCATGGAAATGTGGCGCCCGGTCGTGTGTGACGGCGAGTGGGAGGCGATGGCCTTAGATGCCATGTTCGGCTCCGTCTTCCATGAAAGCAAGCACGTCAGCACCCAGGTCCCCGCTGGAGATCTATACATCTCGCTCGGTTTGGATCACGGGACGCAGGCGTTTACAGAGACGGCGGTCCTGATCGCGGTCGATGAGACCGGGGATCTGCCTGTCGTTCACATCATCGACGAGTACGAAGCGCAGGAGAACAGCCCGCCCGAGCGCGACGCGAGAGAGATCATCAACATGCTCTCACGGCATGGCATCGCTTGGCGTAACGGCTCTCTCGACTTTGCTTGTGGCGATATCGTTCACTATGGCGGTGGTCGGAATATCGTCGGAAGGAAGTCAAACAAGGCACTCTCTGCGGAGCTGGTGAAGGTGCTCAAGCTGCCTCGACACGCTGCACTGTCTCCTCCGATCAGAACAGCCAAGACCGGCAAAGGATCAGACCCACGCAAGAGCCTCTACCTGGGCTGCACTTGGATCCACAAGCAGCTACGGCGCGGGAACATCAAGATCCACCCGCGATGCACCAGCCTGATCCAGAGCTTCAAGCGCTACCGGGGCGGCTCTCGAGATCCACATGGGCATGTGATGGACGCTTTGCGTTATGCTCTCACTCCGTGGTCCATCCGTCGCCGCCGGACACGACCTGTCACCAAGATCCGCAGAGGATGACATGAGCCAAGACCAGATCACCGCGCCACCATGGCCCACAGACTCTGCCATTCTTGCCCGCTGGACCGAGCAGCGCCGCCGCCGTCGGCTGCTCGAGGGCCTGTGGATGAGGGACCTTTCACGCAGGATGATCGAGACGGTCGGCTCTGAGCGCGCCCGCGCCTGGGGCGAGCCCACCTTGAGCATCAACCCCTTCAAGACCACAGCTCAAGAGCTCGCTGTTCTCTATGATCATGAGCCGACGGTGAGTCACGACCGGGTGGATGTGAGCAGTCTCGCGACCGCGATATCTATGTCTGGGTTCTGGTCTGCGATGCAGCGGGTACAGGCGCTGTGCATCGGGATCCGTGAGTATTTCGTGCGCGTCGATGTCTCTGATGAGCAGCGCCCCAGATACCGCGCGGTCGCTCCAGACTATGTGATCACCGAGGCGCTGGTCTCTAATCCGTCGGTTCCCGTGCGGGTTGAGGAGTACCGGCTGCGAGACTCGATCGTCGCTGAGGGCCAGAAGGCCAAGAAGATCTGGACGATCGACGTAGTGGACATCTCAGATCTGGACCACCCCGTCTACATGGTGCTCTCAGGCGACGGAAAGACCGACCTGTCAGGCCACTACATCGACGGCGCGCGCGCCGGGGGCGAGTACCCTCGCGAGTGGCGCATGGCCCCGAAAGACGGGGAGCTGCTCGGCCGTCCGATCTTGCCCTACGTCCTCTACCATGCGCAGCAGCTCACAGATCGCACCTTCGATCCGTTCGAGGGTATCGAGCTCGTCGATGGAACGATCGACGTGGCTGTCCTCTATCAGATGGTGCTCCACAGCTTCCGCGACGCGAGCTTTCCCCAGCGCTACATCGCGAACCTCGAGCCCGCAGGTGCGGGGATCGAGACCCAGGACGGGATCCCTCGTCAGGAGATCGTAGCAGACCCTGCTACCATCCTGATGCTGCAGCAGATCGGCGAGTCGGACACGCAGCCCATTATTGGGCAGTGGAACGCGGGCGCCGATGTCAGCGTGCTGGAAGAGACGCTCTCGAATCTCGTGGCCCGACTGGCACAGGACGCAGGGATCCCTCCATCTGATATCCAGCGGCTCGGCGGCACAGCTCGCAGCGGAGCGGCGATCTCCCTCACGAATGAAGGCAAGCGCAAAGCTCAGCGCAGGTACACCCCCTCCTTCACTGTCTCCGATAAGCGGCTGGTCTCCACTACCGCGATCATGGTGAACCGCGTGGGCGAGATGATGCAAGGCGCCCGAAAGATCGAGCCGATGCCCGAGGGCGGATACCGGATCGCCTACACGCGGATCCCTCTCTCCCCCGAGGAGCGCGCGTCTCTTCGAGACGATGTGATCGACCGCGCCAACGCTGGGCTCATCACTCCGCTCAAGGCTTACATGACTCTCAACCCCGAGCTCTCCGAGGCGAAAGCCTTGGAAGATCTCGCTTCCATGACCACCCGACCAGGGACGACAACATGACAACCCCCGCACCGCAGGGCGCCCCGCCGCAAACACCGCCACCGGGCACCCCACCTCCAGCCGATCCCCCAGCCGGGACGGTTCCATACAAGCGCTTTCAGACCGTCGTAGGCGAGCGCAACAACCTGCGTGAGCAGGTCGCGACGCTGCGGGCTGAGGCTCAGCAGCTTACTGAGCGCGGAGCCACGGTGGACACGTTGACCGCTGCGAACACTGCCCTACAAGGCAAGCTCGATGCGGCTAACAGCCGCTACGATCGGCACACCCTGATCGCACAGCACGGCGTGACAGACAAAGACGCTGTAGCTGCGGTGGAGTGGCAGTATGGGCGACTGCCTGAAGAGGGGAGACCAGAGCTCGGCGCGTGGCTCGATTCATTCAAGGAAGCGCCCGAGAGTGTTCCTACTATCCTGCGGCCTTTGTTCGCTGGGGCTCCCCCACAGGGCGGCGGCGCTCCCCCGTATCAGCGCCCCCCCGCGAACCGGGGGGCTCATCTGCACCGCCCAGCGCCCGGCCCTTCTGACACCAGCGCGATGACCGATGCCGACTTCTCGGCGGCCTTCAACCTCAAGACAAGGGGCTGATCCTTGCTTGTTTGCGCAAGCGGCCCTATATTGGAGACATAGCCATCGGGGTCGCTACCCGTCAACACGCGCAACGGGCTGAGGTATGGAGACACCAAGATGGCAAACGAAATCGTATATTCTGGGCTGGGAGACCTCCGGCTCGCTGAGGACCTGAACCGCGCGCTTGAGATCCTCGTCGCAGATCTAAGCACCGCTCTCTGGGGGCATGAGGCCCTCATGTATAAGGGCGACCTCTCAGGCTCCGCCTCGAGCGTGACCAAGGTCGGACAGATCGGCGTCGCTGATCGCATGGCTGCGGTCGCTGAGCTCGCATCCCCGAGCAACACGGCGATCACCGATGACAGCTATCAGATCACCGTCTCGCGTCAGGCGCTGCAGCGCACCCTCTCGGGTCTCGCAATCCTGACAGACAGCATCAACTCGACCCAGGTCGGGCTCTGGGCTCAGCAGATGATCATGGCGGCGGCGCTTCGCTTCGTCGAGGTCGTCGCGGCTCTCGTCGGCGGCTTCACGGCAACGGTCGGTACAACCACCGTCGATCTGGACGTGGACAACGTGTTTGAGGCGCAATTCGCCCTCACCAACGCGAACGCGTCCGGGCAGCCTGTGTGCCTGCTCTATCCTCAGCAGTTCACCGACTTTCAGTCGAGCCTGAGAGCAGAGACCGGCGTGATCCAGTTCCAGACCCCTTCTGCCGAGATGCTGATGTTCGGCTCCCCCGGCTACAAGGGTCGGTGGAACGGGATCGACTTCCTCACCTCTTCGCTCGTGCCTACCGCGAACGCGGGCGCGGACTCTGCTGGCGGCATGTTCGTCCGTGGTGCGATCGGCTGGGCTGATGCCACGCAGACCGTTCAGTCTGCACTGAACAACGCGATCCTGATGGCTCGCAAGGTCGTGGTTCGCATCGACGAGGACATCTCGGCGGACACTGTGAAGATCGTCGGATCCTATTACTTTGGTGCTGCGCAGGCTCAGGACAGCCTGGGCGTGTCGATGATCACCGACCGGTAGTCTTGCTGGGGGGGCTTTAGGGGCGTCGTTCTTTGTCGTCCCGGTAGCCCCTCTATGCCCTCCCCTTTTTTTCTCTCACCCAGGACGACACATGCCTTCACAGATCCAAGATCAATTCGCTCGCGTTCCGATCTCTCGGCGCGCCAACGCAAAGAACCTACTCAACGCGCCTTCGTCGCCGCCTTTCCGATGGACGCATCACCCCGAGCGGTTCCATATCTGCGGTGAGCACGGCGAGCTCCTGCCCCAGCTCGGCAAGATGGTCCTTGAGCCTGGAGTCAACGGCGTGCACGCCAACGGCTCAGACCACCTCGCGCGCGTCGGCGCAGCGAAAAACGGCTGGCAGGTCTTGGAGCTACAGTCATTTCCCGAGCTCGGGGATGACGGCTACCTGACAGCGGTCGAGGGCCGTGAGGGTCTTGTGCACTTCTCTGTCTTCGAGACCCCCACACAGCAAGGGAACGTCGTCCGCTGGTCGAAGCAGGCCGAGGGGCAGGCGCGCTACATGGAATTCCTGCGCGATCTACTGCGCCGCCGGATCATCGCTGAGCCGACTGTAGAGCTGATCGAATTCATGATCGGCATGAAAGAGAGTGAGCTCAACCGGCGCGGAGCGAAGGACCTCACCAAGATCGCGAACAGGCGCGCTTATGATCTCGTCGCCAAGCAGATCGAGCGTCTGAGGGTCGCGTTTGAGCGCTCTCAGCGCGGCGTGTCCGTCCTCGAGCCTCAGACAGATCTGGCGGTGCCTCATGGGTGAGCGTCAGTCTATCCGAGATAGGAAGAACGCTTTTGTGCGGAACCTGATCCGCAACGGGGCCGCTCCTGAGTATGCTCACAAGGTCGGCGTCGAGCAGGCGCAGCGGTTTGATCGCAAAGTCAACGCGGGCGTAATCAAGGTGGATCACGGCGTGAAGAAAGACACCGACTGAGAGGTCCATATGCCAGCGGGCTCGACTACTACCGAATACACAGCCCGGCTACTCATGCCGGATCTCATCGAGCGAGGACAAGACACTCTGCTCTCATGCCCGATGTACTCGGCGGGGGCCCTGGTTGCCCCGTCTGCCGGCACTGTGACCGTCTACGATGCCAGCGGCGCAGAGATCGTAAGCGGAGCGGCGGTGACCGTGGCGGCAAGCGTTGCCACATACACTATGCTCGCAGCAGCTACGGCGTCCCTGTCTCCCGCTGAGGGCTGGCGGGTGCAGTGGTCCCTCACGATGGGCGGAGACACCGAGACCCCTCACAACGACGCTGCACTTGTGCGGGCTCGCCTCTACCCCCCAGCAACAGACGCAGATCTATACCGGCTCGAGAGCTCTCTCGACCCTGCCGGTAGCGCGTGCATACACTCGCGCGATGACTTTCAGGACGCGCTCGATGAGTCCTGGGCACAGATCCAGGCCAAACTGATCGCGAAGGGGAACCGCCCTAATTTGGTGATGTCTCCTGCGTCTTTCCGCTACGTGCACATCTACAACACGCTGCATCTGGTCTTCAGAGACTTCGCTACCCGGCTCGATGAGTCCTGGGCTCTGAAACAAGAAGACTACAAACGGGAGTTCCGTGAGGCGTGGGACGATCTAAATTTCCTCTATGACTCGGGCGACACTGGCGACGGTGCAGATCCAAGCAAGCGCAGATCCTCCGTTCCGACGATGTGGCTCGGTAGCCGGGGGCGCTCATGGCGACGATGACGCTCTCTGAGGTGCTGGATCGGTTCGATGACGCGATAGCAGTAGACGCCGACTATGAGCGCTCACGCTGGCTGTATGCCGCGTTCGGCTCCGATGCTCGGAGCTACCTGCACAAAGCCTACGCGATCTCCACCCCTACCAGTCTGGTCTCAGACTTCGACGAGCGCGGGCACTACGGGTCTCAGGGCGAGTCCCTCACGACTGTGCTCGTGAAGGTCAGCTATCGCATCCGGGGGGATGCGCAGTGGGAGGACTACAAGGCGGCGCTCGAGTCTGAGCAGACCGTTGCGCGCCTGCTTTTGGCTCAAGATCGGACCTATGACGCGATCCGCTACCGGGCGACAGAGAGCCGAGAGACTACCCTGGACGGTGGGTGGCTGTTTTCAGTGCTGCGCTTTGATGTGCATCACCGGCTGGCCTTCACATAGGCGGTGCAGCGTGAGCAGAAATGTAGCTAAGATCGACTTTGGGGATCTCGAACCCTCTCTCCAGAGGATGATGGCGCCGATCCGGGATGAGCTCTTGGGCGCGGCGGAAGATCTGCGCTTCGTCCTAATAGGCAGAGCCCCGGTCAAGACAGGCCGCTTCCGTGACGGCTGGGAGGTCGGCCCTGTGCGGCTCGTCGGCCCATTTAAGATCACGGCGTCTGTGGTCAATGACACCAAGTACGGGCGCTACATCCGGTCTACCAAGGTCGGCACCGACGCGCTCGCCACCCGCGACCGCAGTCCGTTCACAGAGGCGCGGAAGATCGCGCGGGCTCAATCCAAAGAGATGGGAACGCGCATAGTGGATATCCTCGCTGAAGGACTGGAGATCTGATGGCACAAGCGACTGTTGTGATCGGGACGGACCTGTCCAGCCTGCGTAGGGATCTCGCGAAGATCCCAAACATGACCGATGAGGCATCACAGAAGATGCTCATCTCTTTAGAGAAGTCGGTCAAGAGCGCAGAGCGCGCCTCGAAGAAAGCGACGAAAGAGATCAAGCGCCAGCAGAAGCAGGCAGCGAAAGAGAGCGCGAAAGCGTGGGCCAAATTCAGTAAAGGGCTCACGCTCACGCTTGACGTGTCCAGCGTCCTGAGCGCGGTCTCTACTCTGGGGGACTTCGCTCAGGGCGTCGCAGACATGCGCAACGACCTTGCAGATCTCAGCGTGCGCTCTGGTCTCACCAGCGAGCAGATCCAAGGGCTCCGGCTGGCGTTCGAGGGCTCGGGTCAGAGCGCTTCTGACATGACGAGGATTATCACCAAGTTGCCCGGCCTGATGTCTCAGGCGTCGATGGGAGCCAAGAAACAGGAAGAGGCATTTTCAGCGCTCGGCGTGTCCGTGGTGGACATGAACGGCGAACTGCGCGACGCTGATCAGGTCTTTGCGGACGTGCTCTCCGGCCTGTCAGAGATCGAGAGCCCCACACAGCGAGCGGCGGCGGCAACAGAGCTCTTCGGCAACGCGGGAACAAAGCTCCTCCAGGCGCTCGGGGATCCGTCGAGCCTGGAGTCGTTTGTCAGTCTCGCCGGGACCGCAGCCGGTGTCTCGAGCGACGCAGCCGAGGCGGCGGCCGACTGGCAAAGGGCGGTGGCTGAGCTCGGTGTGGTGCTCGAGGGTTTCCAGGGCAGACTTTTTGACGCAATGGACCTGACGGGGATCCTGCAGAACTTCACGATGGGCCTCACGTTCATGGGGACGTTCCTGCAAGAGATCCTAGGAAGCTGGCTCGGGAGCGTAAAGGGGTTCTTTTCCGCTGTCGTAGCCCTCAAGAATGGGGACTTCTCTAAAGATCTCGTGTTTATGGCTGGCCTTGCCGATCTGCCGGCTGCGTTCGCCAGGGCGCGCGACGCAGCCCATGACGCAGCGCTTGAGATCTACAAAGCCCGCAAAAAGATCAGCGGCGGCGTCGCTAGCCCCTCCCTCACAGATACTGTGGTTGTCGCAGACTCCGAGGATGTGGCCACTGTTGACGCGCTCGCTGAAGCCCAGGCGGACCTTAATGCTGAGGTGGAGCGCTACGCTCCAGACGCATCCAAGATGGAGCAGATCCTTGATTTGATGTTCCGGCTCAGTCAAGCATATGATGGTGGCGTTGTGGCTGCTGAAGACTTCAATCGAGGAATGTTGCTACTGAACGCCGCTCTCGATGACGAGGCACTGAAAGAGCGCACCGCCGCGCTTAAGGAGAAGGAGGAGGCGCTACGCGACGCAGCGAAAGCGGAAGCAGAGCACGCTGCTGAGGTGGAGCGAGCAGCCCAGATAGAGGCTGACCGGCTCGAGGATATCCAGACCAAAGCCATAGAGCAGATCAGCGGGGCTCAGGCTGGGATCGAGGGCATCGTCACTCTGATAGGTGGCCCTGTGGCCGGGGCTATCGCAGGGCTCATCCTCAACATCGAAGACACGATCGCGGGGCTCGAGGAGCAGCTCCTTGCGCTGCCTGACACGCTCACCAAGATCCCATCCTTGATCGTGGGGCTGCTCGACACGATCATCGAGGATTTCATTCCAGAACTCGCGGCGGCGCTGCCCGTGCTTGTGGTGGAACTCGTGAAGGCCGTTCCACAGATCATCAAGGCCGGGATCGTGATGATCCCGACGCTGGTCCGAGAGATCCGCGTTGCCCTCTTCGATGCGATCAAGGAAGGGTTCAAGGACTTCGCCTCCGGCGCAATGGCTGAGGCTGCAGAGCTGTGGTGGGAGAACCTCAAGGACGGGATCAAGCAATTCGTCGAAGACATGTGGGAGCGGATCAAGGAGATCTTCGACTTCGGCGCCCTGTTCGGGGAGGATGGGCGGATCTCTGAGGCTGCAAGCAAGACCGGCGACACGATCAGAGAGATCTTCACGCTCGGCACTGCTGATACCGCGACCTACGGGGACACCCCCGGCCCTGTGCGGGCTGGTGTGAACGGGCTGCGGGCGCGGTTCGGCGCTGGCGATGTCGTGGTAGCAGCTCGGGACGAGGATGGGATCAGAGCTCAGGTAGGCATGGGCGCGGCTAGGGGTCAGATGATGCCTGCACCGTCTCTCGATCTGAGGGATGGCCATATCTGGATGGAGCGAGCGCTACGGCGCAACGCGAGCGGCGGTGGTACGATAAGCAAGATCGGCGGGGACACTCCTGGCCAGCGCTCACCTTTTAGGCGGTAGATAATGGCGACACGGTACACACGGCACACCCAGCAGGTAGGCATCCTGCTCAATGACGAGCGGGTGATCTCGGACAACCTGCACCCCTCGAGCGCGGTAGGCGGTGAGTCCGTCTACACTGAGAACACCCGACGCGCGGGGCTGCCTGAGTATGACCGTGACGAGGTGGGGACCGCCCCGACCACAGCCGGGGATCTGGGGCCTCAGATGAGCCTGGAAGCGGCGGGAGATCAGCCAGATATAGATCTGCATGTGAAGGCGAGCAAGGGCGGCATGCCCGGCGAGCAGGCAGAGATCCTGTATCGCCCCGCCCTGGACACCAGCGCGAGCTGGCGCGGCTACAACACCCACAACGTGTTTCACCGCCTGAGCACCGCTGCGGTGTTGAATCGAGTCGGCACCGCTGCGGGCGTGATTAACTACGGTGGGTGCCGCACTGCAGACGGGCGAGCTCTGTTCGTCTACGCCGAGACCGCTACCGGTAAGGTGTTCGGGCGAAAGTACGATCCTGAGACAAGCGCTCTCGAGGCTGAGGTGACCATAGCAGACAGCGCGCTCGCTATGACCTCTGACGAGGCGCTGAGCAAGCCTGTAGGCCCTGTGGTGGACTGCGTACTGACAGAGACCGGGCGGCTGCTCTGCTACGTCTTGGCTCGCGATATCGAGGGCACCAGCATAGGCGATACCACTCTGTTCGTGTACTACTCGGACGACAATGGCGCCCTGTGGATGCTGGGCAACGTCTTTGCGCTCGACACCCTGATCGACGACACGACCGACACGATCCACAAGCTGCGGGCGGCCTATCGGGATGGGCAAGCGTGCCTCATCGTGAGCTACTCGATCACCGGACCCGCCTACCATGTGAAGCAGCTTGCGTCGTCTGACGGGCTGAACTTCCGGCTCGTCGAGGACTGGCAGGACACGCCCACAACGGCGCGCTTCGCTGAGATCATCGCTGACGCTGGCGGTCGCTGGTCTCTCATCTATTGGGATACCACTGCATCGATCCACTACAGATCTACCGGCTCCCCAGCGGTTCCCTTCCTCTCGGCGCCTGAAGAGACTGTTACGGCAGCACCGACTGTATCTAATGATATCGTGTCATATTCAGATATAGACGGTACACACTATGTAACATACGATCTTGCGGACAAGATCAATCTCATCAAGTCTGTAGACGGTGGGGCAACCTGGGCGGGCTTCGAGACACACCCCACGGAAACCGGGGATTTAACCGGCTATTTCGCATGGTACATTATCGGCGCAGCCTCAACCGCTGTATGGGCTGTCGCGGATACAGGGGGTACGCTCGGCTCCAGTAAGATGCTCATGTGTGAATTCGGCGGCTGGAATCGCCTGACGGAGCCGAGGCTGCCTCTGGTCGCATTCTCTGAGAATACAGGATTCGGCGGCGGGTCACACTATGACTCTGGCATGTGGCTGCCTACCCGCGTGCCGAACTCAACACTCTGGACTCTCGTGGGGACCGCGATGGTGATCCAGACAGCGGCTCCCTTTGGTGGGCGGCTCAACCTGACAGCAGCCCAGGGGGAATACACCGCAAGCCCCGCAGCCACCGGGAGCAGTGGTGTAGAGATGTTCTTCTCTCTCACTGTGGGAAGCACACCTGCGCTGTCTGCCCTCAATGTGGGCGTCGATTTTGTGATCGGGGACGGTGCCACCCAATACTACCGAGGCGAGCTCCGCTTCTCAGACACTACCGTTCGTATATACGACACTGTGGCTGTGTCTACGGTGTCAGATCACGCTGTGGACATGACGACGAGGCAGGTGTTCAAGGTAGCGATCCGTGAGAACACGGGCGGCACCACAGCCTCCCTCACTCTCTACCACCGGTCCCCCAGCGATGACGACTGGACCGTGCTGGCCTCGCATGTGTCGATGGTGCGCGGCGCGGGCGCTGTGGCGTCGATGGTCCGTTTCGGGCATCCCACGTCATCGACAAACGATAGCACATGGCATTTTGTCCATTACAAGGCGTTCACAGGCCGGGGGGTCGGCACAGCTACCGGCTGGCGGGATGATCTCTCCCTGGATGTCCTGACGGCGATAGCAAGCGTGCCCCAGAGTCTATACGGGCGCCCACTGCCGCCCTCTCCGCTGCGGGCCTATGTGACCGGCGGCCTGCACCTCTCTGGGCGTGGCGGCCCGTGCTCTCGCGGCGACACATGGAAGATCGAGCGGGCCTACGACTACCCTGTCTCCAACATTTTCACATCATCACCGGGCGAAGTCTGGAGATCTGCTGACACGTCTGCACTGGTGCGTCTCTCTGTCGAGCTCAGCGATGGCACAAAGACGAGCTTTGGTTCGTCCAGTTATGGGCTGGCGCTCCTGGGGGTGAATTTCCAGACCGCCTCTCTGGTCGGCTGGGACGGGGCTGCATGGGTAAGCCTCGTGACACTGAGCAGCTATGGGGCAATGACGGGGCTCCCCTACACTCGAGATGGGAACACGATCACGGTGAACGCCGCTGTGAGCTTCACGGCGGAGCACTACATCAAGCACAACGAACTCGCTGGGGCTACCATCAATCTGGGCTCTGGCCAGCTGCGCAAGGTGACCAGCAACGGTGAGGGGGCTTGGACAGATCAGACCACCAAACGCCCCACGGTCGTGTTGGCTGGTGACATGACCGGCGTTCCTGTCTCCGGCACTCTGGACATCTGGAGAAAGGAGATGTACGGGCTCGTCCACGATGACCTGACCACCTACGAGGCGTTCGCAGTAGAGATCCCCATCGGCTCGACTGTGGACGGGTATTTCCAGATCGGCGCGATGGTCATGGGGCCTCTCGCGATCTTCGCGACCAAGTACAGCACAAACAGGACCGTCTCAGTCGAGCCGAACACCGAGATCACCACTACCCAGTCTGGGGCGCGCGTGGCGCGGCGCTGGGGGCCTCCTCGGACTGTTGTCGAGGCGTCGTGGGTCGAGGGCGTCAACGCAACACCTGTGCAGCAGGGCAGCCCGGTGCCTGACTATGTAAGCATCAGGGCAGCCAGCACGGCGATGATGGGTGTCGTGGGCGACGCCTACATGCTCGAGCAGATCAACATCAGATCAGGCGGCGGCCGGGACTGCCTCGTCTACATCCCTGAGATCCCGATCACCAACTCCGCTCCAGACACTACCGTGGGAGCTGGGCCTGATATGATGACCTATGGACGGCTGGTGGGCACCGCGTCTCGCCAGACGACACTAGGCGAGGAGAATGAAAGCGAGGTGGTACGGATCACCGGCCTGCGGATCGAGGGAGAGATATGAGCACGGTCAGACCGACTATCGAGGCTCTCCGTAATGGGCCGTCCTCCGTCGTGGTGGAGCTCTCTATCGGTGGGCAGATCTTGCGGTACACGGACGGCGGCGCTGTGGTGGTCTCGTCGCGAGCCCCTGGGGCGTCGGATCGGCGCTTCCTGCCAGGGCTGGCTATCGGGCCTCTCTCTGAGCAGGTCGCGATCTTCTCTGGCGACATATCCCCCCGATCGGTATCGCTGGACCTGGTTGTAACCGTCGAGATCGCAGCGCTGCTGCGGTCGGGGCACAGCATCTACTCTGCCACCGCTGAGATCAGCCGGATCTGGCCAGAGCAGGAATGGGAAGATCGGAAGGTGCTGCTGCGGGGATACGTCGATGAGCCCATGTGGGGCGGCGCTGGCGAGATCTTCAGCTTCGCAGTGAGCGAGGATCCCGGTTCTGATCCCGCCCTGATCATCCCGTCAACGTGGGCCTCCACTAGCGCGACCTTCCCCCGCGCGTCTGGGGAGCGCTCCCCTGAGCCTGCCTATGTGGGCGCGTCGATAGGGAGAGATCCAAACATCGACGGGACGATCTATCCGATCGTGATCGGCTACCCTGGATCTGGTGTGCCTGTCGAGACCCCAGCCCCAGAGTGGGGGTCTCAGATCCCTGGCTCTCCCGCGCTGTATGTCGAGCTCACGTCAGACGCGCCGACGAACACCGATCACATCATCATGATCAGCGGTGGGCCTGTCGAGGCTACGGCGTGCAAGGTCTGGAACGTCACAGACAGATCTAAGACCGTCGCGTCTACCACCGTCAAGACCTCCAAGGATAAATTAGGGCAGGCGTTCTCTTACATCCTGACGACCTCGAGCGATAGACCTGACGAGGGGGATGAGCTCTGGGCGTCGTGGCTGCCTGCGAGCGGCGGCGGCATGTCTGACCCCTACGGGCCTGGGACGCTGCGCAGAGCAGACCATGTGATCCGCTGGGCGCTGGCTCAGTCTGGGCTGCGTGTAGATGACGCGATGATCCCCCGGCTGAGTATCTTGAGCAGCATCAAGATCGACGGCTATATCAATGCCGCTGTGAGCCCTTGGGAGTGGCTGAGCAGTTCTATCCTGCCCCTGCTCCCCTGCTCTCCTGTCTGGGGGCCTGATGGGCTCTATGTGGCCGTGTGGCAGCTCGGTGCGCAGGTCTCTGATGCTGTGGCGCGCATCGACGTGGGGCGCAACGCTGCACGGATCACCCCTGTGTCCATGAGCGGCTCTGACGAGGTGGTCAACCGGCTGACGCTGAGCTTTGCGCCGAACGGCTCGAACGGGAATTTTAGTCAGTACCGGACCCTGACCGGGATCCGCTCCGCTGTCGAAGCGGCAGATCCTGCTGTCCTGCCTAACCCCTGGTGTGCGCGCTCTCAGAGTGTGGGGGCTTGGGGGGTGCGCGAGAGCACGATCGAGACATCCTATATCTACGATCAGGCCAGCGCAGAGATCATCCTGGGTTGGCAGGCGCGCATGCTCAGCTTCCCCCGCCGACGGGTCGGGGTGCTCTTGAGCGAGCGCCTTGCATACCTGCGGCCGGGGGATGCGGTGGCGTTCTCTGACGCAGATCTGAGCGTCTCTGAGCAGGTCGCACACATCGACTCTATCACCCCCGTAGCGGGCGGCATAGAGGTAGGCATGTGGTGGCTCGAGCCTGCTCGGTTACAATGACATTGACACTCTCACAGATACTCACATGGAGGCTGTAAAATGGCCGTATCTACAGTGGTGAAGACCAAGCGCGACGGGCTGATCTCGATCGCAGACGGCGGCGGTTTCGGCGGCGGAAACGACCTAGACATCTCTCTCGAGGTGGGCGATTTCTCGGCTACCGTGCCAGGAGAGATACGTATCGACATCCTAGACCGTGGCGTCCTGGGTTCAAACGTCCGCTACGGCGACGACCAGATCGCGACCGGATCTTTCACGGTCTACCTCCGCGATCTGACAGACGCCACAGCGGCGTGCCTTATGGACATCCTGAACCAAAGCGGGCACGTCGGCTCGACTTGGGTGAGCACGCTCGGCGCAAGCGCTGAGGTGATGGCCTACGATCTGAAGTGGACGATCGAAGGAACCGATCACGGCGATGCTGCGGACCATACCGCGACATTTGCAGATGTCACATTTGACTATGTGATGGCTGACGGCGATCCCGACACGATCACCGTCAACTGGACATGTCACTCTGCTGTGCGGCCTACCCTCACATGAGCAGAGACCGTCATCTTAGAGGCGATCCCCCTCAGCGCTTCGCTCTGGAGATCATCGAGATCGAGGCTGAGCTCGAGGAGATCTACCCTGACTCTCTCAAGCCGGTGGCACGCGGGTGGGGCCGCCCGCTCGGGATGGTTGGAACCATGCGCTTCAATGGGTCTGACGAGGATCGGATCAGGCTCAAATGGCTGCTGCAGCGGCGCAAGGCGCTCTATAGCGGGCGAGACTCTGAGATCAGCGTGCGGGTCAAGCCGGGGCGCGGCGGGCGGAATTCCTACGTCGCGTTCGAGATCGACCCACCTGCAGCAGATCTTTCCCCAGAAGGGATCAAGGCTGCAGCGCTCCGGTCTCGCCGGGGCAGGTCTGGTCGAGGCCGGTCGGGCGGCTATAAGCCGAGGACGATCGAGGGCTGCGCCGCGAAGTTGGGGATCTCCCCCATGCGCGCCGCGCGGCTGGCGGCTACACTCCCTGCAGGGGTTGAGCTTTTCGACCACCTACAAAAAGAGGCGACACACCATGCACCCACGAAAGAAGGTCCGTCCAGCGACTGACGGATCAAACGCGATCACCGTAGACCTCGGCGCCGAGATCGGCCCTACCGTCCTACGCTTACCAGGGCTTGCGACGAGCGCGCGACTCGCTGGCCTCTTCAAATCCTCCAGCGGCGAGGAAGCAGGGGGCGCCGCATCGCCGCTGGCTGATCTGATTGAGATCGGCGGGCTGGCGATCGGGCTGTGCTGGGAGCACCGCTCTATTGACCTCGGCACAGAGATGCCTGCTCGACTCAAGCGCATGAGCGAGATCGAGATCGAGGACTACTCTGAGGCGGTGATCGCTGAGCTCACAAGTGCTGGCGCGTCAAGCGGTGCGCTGCTTAAGGCCGCTGGGGCGATCGTCGGGCACGTCACGTCCCTGCTCGCGTCTGTGAGCGCGGATCGTGAGGAGGCTGAGGATCTGGCGGATTTTACGCCACCGATGCAGGTCGAGGGGCCTTCATCGGCGCCGACCTCGGCATAGCTCTGCACGGGGATCCCCGATGGATCTTCACGCTCGAGCGTGAGCACAGGATCGAGGTGCTCGGCTGGGCGCTGGCGCGGAAGCGGAAAGAATGCGCCCTGTGGTCGTCTACCCCGATGCAGGCCACGGATATGGCTCACCTGCTCGGCGCGGGCAAGAAGAAGGCCGCTGCTGACCCGCTGTCGGCATTTGTAGACTGATCGGGCTACTCTGGTAGGGACACCTGCACAGAGGACACCATGACAGCACTGCTCCACCAAGACATCTCGATCGCAGCCGACACCGATATAGAGATCGTCCTGCCGATCTCCCTCAGCAAGATCCATCTGCTGAAGTCGGTGCAGCTCAACATCAGCACGGCGGTCACCGCTGTAACTGCGGTGCTCTACCTGGGTACAGCAGCAGGGTTCACGATCCGATCGAAAGAGCAATTCTATGAGAGCGACAGCATCGATCTGAGCGCGGTCCCGCTCAACAATGACGACATCGGGGACGCCGTAGCCGCCTATTTTGATGTCACTGGTGGCGAGATCTATGCTCGGCTGGTGCTGAATGCAGCCGGGACCGTGACGGCACACCTTTCCTTCTTTGCGACCTCGCACACGGACGGTGTGTGATGGCTGTCCAGCCGAACAACCCGCACTCCTGCCCCGCGTCGAGCAGTGCCGCGTATGAGGTGGTAGACCTCTCTACCGCTACCAAGCTTGACCCGAACGGGCTTGAGAACACACCGCCTGCTGACGCTGGCGGCGGGTACTACACAGTCTCTTTTGACGCAACGACCGCCTACACCAGCACAGACGATATGCTCGCCTACCTGATCGAGCTCCCCGGTGTGACGCTGGCGGATACGTTCAGGGTCGATGTGTATATCTGGTGGGACACAGAGAGCGCGACGAAGCTCATCGGTGCGGCCTGTGTCTCGGACTCCAACACCAGCCTTACCAGCGCGAAAGGCTACTGGTTGGGGCTCTCTGAAGAGACAGCAGACAACCCAGACACATGGCTAAAGAAGCTGTCGCAGGCGGTCCCGATCGTCTCGTCGGTCTCAGCAGATCGCGCGGTGGGCATCCTCACATACGACCACAACCCGAGCCGGGACAAGGGGGAGGGCGCGGTCTACGACGTGGACACATCAGGGCTCAACCCAACATGGAAGAGCTACCCGGCGGGCGATGACCTCACCAGCCCTACAGGATCCGGCCCTGTCTATATCGGCCTGCTGTGCAGTGCCCGATCCTCCAAGACGGGTGACGAGGGCGCCAGAGTGAAGATCGGGCACCTCACCACACTTTTCCCTATTCCGCTTTAGAGGCCACCCATGACGAGTCAGCCCAACAATTCCACACACGGTGTGTCATCTCTCATCGGCGGCGCGGTCGCGTCAGGCACAAGAGCGCTTCGCGTGCAGGTCGCGCGTTCTTTCCCTATCCTCGTCCAGCTCGGCCTGATTCCAGGCGTGCGAGTGTTCCGAGGCATGGGTGAGAAGGACGGCACATCGCAGACCGCGCTCATGGAAGATCTCTGCCGCTTCAGCGAGCTCAGCAACACACCAGCGAAGCCGAGTTATAAGACCGACTATAAGATCCCTCGGCCTGATGCAGCGGGCACGGCGATCAGCATGATCTCAGAGTCGGCGCAAGACTCTCAGGCTGGCACCGGTGCGCGACGGGTGGAGATCCACTACATCGACACCGCAGGGGCAGAGCAGGTCACGCAGGTCGACTGTCACGCTACAGATGGCACGATCGAGGTCTCCACAGGGATCACGAATGCGATCTTCATAAACGATTTCCATGTGATCGAGGCGGGCTCTGACGGTGTGGCCGCTGGGCATATGCGCCTCTACAAGACAGGCGCTGCGTCGCAGGTCTACACCATGATCGCCGCGATGGGCAATCAAGCGATGGTCTCGGCTCACATGATCCCCGCTGGCAAGACGTTGCTCATGCAGTGGTGGACCCCCTCCGAGAGCCAGGGCAAGCGCTGCTGGATCCGGCTCAGGTCTGACGCAGACAATGGCAACGGTTCCCCGCCGAGCACGAACACCGGCGTCTATCTTTTCAAGAGCTCTGTCTGCCTCAATAAGACAACGCCAGGAGCGATCCCGCTCGCCTACACCCTCTCGGCGCTGAGCGTGATCAAGACCAGCGTTCTAGCCGACGCGAACGGGGCGGACACCTCTGTGCATTGGTGGGGCTATCTGGTAGACGACTGAGGCTCTCACCCGAACAGCGCCCGCTGTCGCCCGCTCGTCGGCATAGGGATCCAGCGCTCTGCTCTCCACTGCTCGGATCCTCGGCACTCAGGGCAGGTCACCGCCTCGGGATCCGTGTCCACGACCACGGGCGGATCGTCGTGACCATCGGGCGGATCGCAAGGGACCGGCGAGTACTCCCACTGCTTCCCCTCGCTGTCCACCGACGGGCGCGCGCAGTAGTGGACGAGCTCAACCACCGTCGTGCCATGCGCTGGTCCGGCTCAGCGCCTCAAGGAGAAGTCGCGCACTCTGCCGCGCGTCGGAAAGCGCGCTGTGGGCTGGCACCTCTGAAGGGAGCCTGCCGTAGACGGCAAGCGGGCCTTGTCCTGCACACAGTAGGACGGTGGAGATCTCAAGGAGCGGGTAGGGGCCTTCCCACTCTCGGCTGGCGTGCAGGTCGTCCACGCAGGCGGCCAGAAACCGAGCCTCAACAGGCCAACAACAGTCCGCAGCGAGCGTGGCGCCTAGCTTTTTCCATTTCGCCCATAGGCTCCAGAACGCCTGACGTACCGCGCTCACTGAGTACATTCGGCGGGCGGAATCGCTGAAGGTGACATTTTTCCTCACCCACTCATGCGAGCTGCTCGTGCCTCTTGCTAAGCCTGGGTCACAGTAGGCCTCCGCCTCCTGCAGAGTGTTGCCGTCACTGTCTACGATCACAGCGCCCCACGCGAACCCCTCGCCGTGCAGCCCGATGCTCTCGACATCGAATACCATATATACACTCATTTCTCACCTCCTGTTGTGTTGTCGGCTGTCTCCTGCTCGGTCCAGACCTTGCCCCGCAGGTCCCGTGCGACATCCTCCGAGAGCCGCTCCGAGACCTCCTCGGAGGTCAGGCGCACCCTGCGCCCCTCGGGCTTGCTCGGGCCGCCGTGGAAGACGTTGACGGTTTTTCCGCGCCCCTGGATGATCTTGAGCGCGCTGGCGAGCGCATCAGCCCGCGTGGTAACCTTGGGGCGCCCTGAGCCGCCCTTGCTGGTCTGCAGTCGAGGGCTGTTGTCGTAGCCCGCGAGCCAGCACAGATCGCTCTCCCGGTCTGTGGGATAGGGGCTCTTTCTCGGCTCCCCGTCGCGACGAGCCCGGCGCCCTTCCTGCCAGCGCACTGCCTGTTGTCGAATAGTCATGCTCATGGTGCCTCCTCGGCTGCCCGCTCTGTGCTCACTCTCCAAGACTCAAACTGTGCTCTCCACCAGCCCGTGATCCAAGCAAATTCAGCGCCCCCATCGTGGGGGTTGCTCGACACGGGAAGACCGTCCGCGAACGCTGCCGCGCCGTCTGCGAGAGCTCTCCTCATTGTGCCTTCTGGTATGTGCTTCAGCAGGGCCTCGTCTGTCGGGGGCCAGATCTGTTCGTCGCCCAGAAACATGCCGGCCGAGGTCGTGACCACAGCGTCATCTTCATGGCTCGTAGTGGTCCCGTCGTCCCAGTCGATCTCCAACCAGCGCACCGTTGGGCCGCGCCCACCCATGAAGGTGGCGTGGGTGTCGTTGTACCAGTTCGCTTCTACCATGTATCTGCTCATATCTTCCTCCTCGATGTGGGCTGGTCTGAGACGCCCTCGGCGTAGCCCGCGTCAAATCCGGCGTTGTAGGCGATGGCGTCAAGATCTGCGGCCTGCACCGCGACCTTGTAGACGTGCTCGACCGCCTCACGCATGATCCGCATGGGGCTCGTGGTGTTCTTCCAGCGGAGGAGGCTCACCAGCCACCTGCGGTCGTGGACAAGCATCCATGAGGGCCTGGGCCAGCCCAACGCCTCACACGCGCTGGCGAGATGCTCGTACTCCATCGCGATGTCTGGCTCTGCGATCTGAGCCATGAAAGAGCGCCGCTCCTGGTCGCCCCATTTCTCGTCTGACCGGATCATCATGGCGCTACTCCGAAGAACCAGAGGGCGAACACCGCCACAGCGATCAACATGGCGATCACTGTGAAACAGCCGTCCCAGAAAGCCTCTCCCTTGCTCCTCATTTTAGACCTCCCGGCCACTCGCCCAACTCCAGCGCGAGCAGGATGATCGCCTCATTCACAGAGTCCCCGAGCGCGTTTCTCATGCTGCTCCCCGCATAGCAGTCACCGCCCTCGCGGTAGACGATGGACGCGGGGCTACCAAGCATCCACAGCAGGTGCCCCGTGTTGCTGCAGTCGCTCAGATCGATCACCGACTCAGCGATAGCGACGACCACTCCCACCGTGTGGGAGCGTCTGATCTTCTCCTCGTAAGAAGGGAGCCAGAAGTCGTTACCGTCGGACTCGACACCCGCGAGAGTGTAGGTGCTCCCGCTGCAATCCCGGTACACCATGCCCTCACGGCGCTGGTAGCCAGGCAAGCTCATAGCTCTGATTATCTGTTCCGTGGTCAAGCTCATGCCGCCCCCATTATGCTCAGCTTGATCTCGATGCTGAGGATCGAGCTGGCGAGAGCCTTCGCTCGGGAGAGCCCTTCTGGGGGCAGCGCCCCGAGCATCAGGTCTTCCATCTCTGAGCAGGCGGCGATCATGGCGGAGCGCAGAGTCACAGCCTCAAGCGCGTAGAAGCCCTCTCGGCTGTACGCTTCTGCGCGCTCTATGAGCTGCTCCGGGGTGACTCGGGCACGGGCGTTTAGGTCTCGGACAGGTGCCAAGGCTACGATGGTGCTCATTTCGTGACTCCTGCTCTGTCCAACATGTTGTTGATGATATCGACCACTGACGCTCCAGCGCCAAGCGCGGCCTCTGTCAGCGCTTCGAGCCTCGTGGTTGAGAACGCCACGCTGATCCGCTCAGGTCGCCCCTTCGATGGGCGTCCTCGTCCGCGCTTCCTTTCTTCAGTGCTCATGTATGCACCTCCTGTGTCTCTAATAACAGCACCACATAAACGGTCAACATCTATTTTAGATTCATTTAATCCCTTGCACTGTATTAATGGTGCGTTATTATATATGTGTGGAGAGGGAAACAGCCCGCCACTCTGGAGAGCACGATGTACACATACACAGTAGACACAGAGAAGCTGACCATCTTCGCGATCAACTCGGACGGCGAAGAGAACGACCTAAACGCCGACGGTGAGGCTTGCGAGAGCCTTGAGGATCTCGTGGACTTCATCGCAGAGCTCTCTGAGCAGGGCTACTACTCAGATATGACAGCCAGCCTGTTGATGAGCCCCGTGCTTGACGCAATGGCCGACACTGGTGCCGCACCCTTCTAATCCGCGCCCCTTCGGGGCCCCTGGAGAGAACTATGCAAAATTATATCCTCATAATAGACGGCGGCGGCTCTGTCGTCTCCGGGGCATCCCACAAAGCATTCAACGGCGCGGGCACCCTTGCGCGAAATGGATCCGTCATAAGCGTGACAGAACCGTCTAAAGTCTGGATCGGGGGCACGCGGTGGAAGCGTGCGGTCTACGACGATCGCCAGCACCACCCATGCGCACCGGGGCTGTGGCGCGTGAACACTGTGTACAGCGGGGACGCCCACACAGAAGCGATCATAAGGCTGGTAGCCATGCGGAGAGACTCTGAGGG